ATCCACCTCTCATAAGGGGCAGTTCTGTTTGTGCATACTGATGTGAACTTGATTGAGTCGATTGGAGAGCGTAATATGATCTACATGTATTTGTGCAAATCGTTGCACAAATATGCAGAAATACATGTAGAGCATATTCGACTTCACCATCACTCTGTCACGGCCAAATACCTGAGATCGATGGAGAAAAATTGAAATCCAGTCGATGATTGCTCATCCTACTGAGCATAGTGCAATGTCAACATATATTGCCATCGAAACTGGTGCTGGTCCCAAAATCCTAGGGTCCAGCAGCACTTATGAAGGCGCCATAGCTTTCATTCTGAGGGACACGAGGCAGCTCGAGATTGATTGTGATTACCTGAGCTATCACAACCAAGCACTCAGAGCTTGTTCCTCATGGGGGGCACAGGATACTCTCATCCTCGACATTTTTAGAGAGCATAGCACATGAAAGTAGGAGAGTACGAATGGATTTTGATAGTTACAGTCACAGACCGTGACAGTAATGGAATTGATCCTGCTGACTGATATATGCATTGATTCGAGAAATGTGTATTTCATATCTGCTTTGGGTCAGGAAAGATATCTATTGTTGTCTCACTTCATACGAGGGTAGTCATAATTGTATTTGTCGACCAGCTTTGTCCGCCAATTTCTGACATATTCTTCTTTGAGATCGCGGTTCCCTTTGATCTGACTGGTTAGGTTTTCCGGCCGCATCTCTTCACTGATATACAATATTTTGTTGACACGGTAATAAATGCCCGGTATATGGGTGTTCTGGGACAAATATGTAACTACACTCTCATCCTTGGAGAACGCCTTGCCAGCTTTATGATACAACAGTCTCTCACAAAATTCAGCATCCGCTGTGCACGGTAGGGTCCAATACAGTCCCATATCATAGAAGATCTCTCGTGAGAATAAGGTGGTAACCATGCCAAGTATCCCGCGACAGCAATACTTGTAATTATTGTTATTGTTGTGATTACTTCGTCCAGTGAGAGTTCGAATCCTTTTGTTGTTCTTGTTATCATCCACACTACCATGGTCCACACCACCATGGTCCTTGGTGGTAGGGTAATGTGCATGTTTGTGTATGCGGGTGGGAGCCAGTGTGTTCATCACTGATGCTTGGTCATATTGTTTTATAGTTGAAAAATCTGGCAGATGGCTGCGCAGGATCAATGAGGTGGTAAATAGGACATCATATCGCATCAGAGCAGAGAGTTGGACAGTGATCCTCTCCTGGACACTGATATCATCGGCATCCTGGAAAGTGATCCAGCGCCCTCTGCTGGCCATTATACCACGGTTTCGAGTGGCATAGCATCCAGCGTTCTCAGTATTCCTGAGGAGCTTCATAGGGTGCAATCTTCTGGAGACACCACCGATGGTACAGTCCATGGAATGTAATGCTTCTTTGAGCAGTTCTGCAGTATTATCAGTGCTGCAGTCATCGACAACAATAACCTCGCAATTAGGGTAGTCCTGCAGGCGTGCTGAGAGAACAGATTGAGTAATCGTCCTCTCAGCGTTGTAACATGCAATGATGATACTGACCAGATCCTCTCTGGGAGGCCAATTATACTTGGATAAATCCCACCCGAACTTCTTGGCTATGCGGGTTTGATCCCGCGGGCCACGAATGCTGCTGTTGCGGACATCTGAGATAATTAGGTTCGGATACGCCACATAACAATCATTTGGGTAGCGTCTGTACATTTCTCGCAGGGGACCAGAGTCCAATGGCAACAACTGTTTGATATCATTCTGGGGTTTTGGACTACTCAAACACGACTTGATGTGTCGAATCTCGTTCAACAGTTCCAGAAAGATTGAACTGGAGATTCCAGTCGCAAAACTGCCATCTGTGGTACTTGGGTGATACCATGATCTATTGGGACCACTGTCTGGCAGGTCAATGGTGATGTGTTGGCTCGCTCCTAGGTTGAAGATTTTCCAATCATCTGGAATCCATCTGGAGAGGTTGTGAAATTGGTATGTGAAATCCCTGTGAAACACAACATCATCATCGAGACATAGTATCCTTTTGTGACCATCGCAACGGGCTTTGTTGAGTATCTTCTCCCAACTCAGCAGATATCCCCATGCACCGATGGACATTTTATCAGTTATGCACGAGTCTGGTATCAACATACCAGCTCCATCAACTGCACTGATTCTTTCGAAGTTAGTTATATTTTGATCACGTAGTTTCTGCCTGACAGCTATTTCTCGGTCAGGTCTTCTGCCCAGATTAATGACATAGATCCTATCGAAATAGGTATCCGGTGAGAAAGTTTTCATGTCTTCTTATATAGTACTTTTAAATTTTGGAAACATGGCGCGGATCGTGTTGTTTCAGGCCTTCCTGGCGGTCCTCTTGCTTGTAGCTGGCGGATATTATCTGCTCATGCTCAGTGCTGGCGGCAATGACGGAGAGATGGTTGGTGGGAGCTATCCTTTCTCGTTCCTTGAACAGGAGCAACAGATGTCCCACGCCACATGGGCCCCGAACCGTGAACGTGATATCCGGCACTCAAAACCAGTGCCAACATATATTGGTAGTGGAATCCCAATCAAGACTGATGAGGTTTGTACCAAGGAGAGTGACGGTCAAAGCATGTTCTATTTCAAAAATTTCCATAGCTCTCCAGCGTGTTGCCCAAGCCCATATTCGACCGACCAAGGGTGCGTATGTGCATTCGAGAAGCAGGATCCAGGTGCATGAACAATTGGCAATCACATTGGCAATGTGATTGTGTGATGGGCTTCAGAGCAGGAAACAAAAAATGAAACGAAAAAATGATGTAAATGTGTGTTTAAATCACATTTACTATCCAAGACCTATTTTCAACTACCCAAGCATGTCTGCCGCATCTGTTGCTGTCCGAACCGAACTTCGCAAGCCACGAGTTCCACCAGCTCGTAAGGCTGGAAAGGTGCGTCTGGTAAGCCGACGTCGTAAGACCAAGAGCAGCAACAACCCTGTTGATATTATTGACAAGATGTTTGATGAACTCAAGGCCAGTCAGTCCCTCCCAGGCCTCAAATCGGTCGATCTCCTGGTTGAAGCCACCAAGGTCGCTGAGCCAGCAGAGACCGGTGCGGAGACTGGTGAAGCTGTAGAGACTGGTGAAGCTGTGGAGACCGGTGCGGAGACTGACGATGCAGAGACAGGAGAGGAGGCGGAGACAGGTGCTGAGGCCGTGGAGGCTGATGTGGAGGCTGAAGCAGAAGCTGGTGATGCAGCGGAGACTGGAGCAGAGGCTGATGCAACAGAGACCGGAGCAGAGGCCGTGGTTGAGGATGTGCCAGAACCCACTGATGAGCAGGCTCATCAGATCCCAACTCACGAGATCCCAGCTCACGAGAGGTTTAACTACCCAACAGTGCGTATTTGCAGCAAGATTGGTGCTATCTCTGTGTCCGGTAGCCGTGTTTCTATTCCAGCTGATGAATGTGCCAAGATTGTTTATCCGAATGCTCTTGACCTGGCGCGTCAACAGAACAATGAGGGTAAGAAGGACCGAAAGGACAACAAGTTCCTGCGCCGATTCAGGAGTATTCTGGCGAAGAACAAGGTGGTTCTGGAGGAGATGGACCAGTTTAAGAAGGTTGTTCTGACTGTTCAGGGGGGCAAGTACTGTGTCTCTCCTGCTCAGGTAGTGCGTGTCAAGAACAACAACCACTATCTGGTCTGGGGTGAGATGGTTCCAGATGAGGTAGAGAAGCAGATCGAAAATGAAGGGGCTCAGAAGGATGATCTGGTCGACCTGGATGATGAGGATGCACCAAATCTTGTCGGCGACTTCGAGGCAGCCGCTGCAGAGGAAACCGATGTTGTTGTTGCTGACAGTGATAGTGTCCAAGAGGAACCCTCTCCTGCGGAGCCGCTCATCCCTGACGAGGAGGTTACCATTCCAGATGGTGCAACATTCAGTCCGAACGATGTGACCATCGTCATGGATCAGACTGGTTGCACGAAACAGGCTGCAGTCCAGGCCCTGATCGAGGAGAAGGGTGATCTGGTTGCATCTGTTCTCAAGCTCACTTGAGCCATTTGATCCAGTGGGATCAGGCAAGTTCAATCATTGCTGTGAACGACACCTGGAGACTGAGAGTGGCAAAATTCACCCCGGGAATCGAAGAATCAGTCCAGGCGGTTCGAAAGGTCGTTGCAAGGTCCGACAACATCAGTCGCAGATCATTGTTGAACAGCTCGACATCGGCCTTGTAATCTGTGTTCACATGTCCGACCCCCAACACAGTCCCGTTGCCATTACTCTTGGGGGTGAAGCCAGGTGGCAGAGAGAACAAATACATTCCAATGTCCGTCGTCCCGATGTCCAAGCCAGCAGAATAGTCGTATCGGACGAAAAGTGTCTTGCCAATGACCATGTAGCGCCCTTCATCAATGTTGGGCGAGGAGACCTTGCCACCATTTGTCACAGCAACTGTGTACGGAATCCACACACCTGCGGTGCCAGTACAAGTGCAGTTGCAATCCGCTTTCTTCTTTGATACAGTAAATCTACATATCTCTATTTCGGATTCCAGCAGGTTGTTGTAGAAATTGATACCTAGTCTGGTTTTCCCAGAGATCGCTTTGAATGTGAGGCACTTGAGAATATCCAGACCTACTCTAATATTTCCATCCTCTCTGCTGACAAGTCTCCTACCGCAATCGAGGCCACGATCCTCGACCAAGACAAACGCTTTGCTTCCATAGTTGCTCTTGCCTACCAGCTCGATTGTGTAATAGCAATCTGGTTCTGTGTCAATGCAGAACAGGATACCAGGGCTTTTCTCTACGCTGCAACCTTGCCAAATATTGATCTTGAATTTACAATTGCACGGCTCTGAGCGAAAGCAAGCTCCCTTGTGTTCCTTGACCCTTCCATTGTCGACTGTGATGTCAAAAACAGTTTCATCGTAAAATCGTCCCACCATGTATAGTATATATATATATAGTATAGCCATATACTATTTTGCAGTGAATCATGTTGAAAAATGAAACACATGCTCATCCACGATCTGTCATCACACAGAATATCTGAAGATGTCAAAGTTGACTTACTATCTGACGAGCACCAATGAATCAAAGGTGGGTGCCCTGAAACAGCTCCTGTCGCGAGGAGCAAGTGTAACACTGATGAAGACAAATAGCGCCGAGTCCAACCGACCCAATCAGCCGATTGGGCTCAACTCTGGTTTTTCATGTGCGATGGCTCGTGTTGATGAGCTGTTGAGCAGCAATCCTCACTTGAAAAGCGATCCCAACGCAGTAATCGTTTCAGTTGAGAGTACATTGGTGCCTGGTTGGGACAATGGAACTTGTGAGCCAGGCGATTTCATGGTGAAGGATGTCCCTTGTGTTGCCATTCACGCACCTAGATACCATCTATGGTTCAAGGGAAAGGGAGATGGCATGGAGTTCCCATTGAAGTATTGGGAGTTGCTGCGAGCAGAGGTCAGCATGGGTGATGAGTTGGAGGATAGTCCAGGTGTGGCTGTCACAGGAGGCTCTATCATTGCCAAGTGTCATCCAACTATTCCTCACAATGATTGGCAATCTCATTTTGGGAGACATAGTCGACAAACTCAGATTTACAGTGGCATCACCGATGCAATGGATGAGCTGTTTTTGTTTCAGCACAAGATCACCATGCTCAGACAGAGTGTTCGCTATTTCGATGACTTCCCCAAACCTGGGGTGCGGTTCCAAGATATCAACTCCTTGCTAGAGACGGAGACTCATCGCGCGATGTTGTGCGATGCCATGCACATTGTTGCACAAAGTTTGGACCAAACTGCCAAGATCACACACATCGCCGGTCTGGATGCTCGCGGATTCATTCTTGGAGGATTCCTGGCAGAGAGGATGAAGCTGCCATTCATCCCTCTGCGAAAGAAAGGGAAACTGCCAGGTCCTGTCTGGTCACGGGATTATGGCAAGGAGTATGGCAAGGATGTGCTTGAACTGCAGAAGGGTGCATTCGCTCCAGCTGCGACCGAGCCGAATGTGTTAATAGTTGATGATATTTTGGCTACAGGTGGTACACTGAATGCAGCGCTTTCGCTCGTGAAACAGGCAGCAGTGAATGTGGCTGGTATGTTGGTGATTTCAGAGGTCGCTGAGCTCCATGATCAGGTGTCTCTGCCGGATGATGTACCACTTGTAGTCTTGCTCTGATCCATGTGACACTATGTGGCATCAGTCACAACCTGTGCACTGGAATTCACAGGATTTCACGGAAATTACAGGATTTCAATGGAAATTATAGGATTTCAAGGAAATTATAGGATTTCAAGGAATTTATAGGGTTTCAAGGGAAATTATAGGATTTTAAGGGAAATTATAGGATTTTAAGGGAAATTATAGGATTTCAAGGGAAATTATAGGATTTCACGGAAATTATAGGATTTCACGGAAATTATAGGATTTCACGGAAATTATAGGATTTTTATAGGACACACGGGAAAATCAGTGCGCTGGAATTAAGGATTTTCTGTGCGTTTGAACTTTGTGACCTGAAATTATTTTCTACCATAATGTATAATCGCATATAAAACATGGCTATTTCGCTCGCTAACAAGAGAATCGGAGATACTGTCACTCTCTCGAACGGTGCCGTCGCTGAGGTTGTCGGTGGCCGCTACGTTGACAACGCCGCTAACCAGAAGCTCGGTCGCGTTGGTCAGACCTACAAGAAGCTGAAGATCGTTCAGGGTGGTCGCCCACCAGTCAACCGTGCCCGCAAGGCCATCACCAAGGAGACTGCTCAGGTCGCCTTCAACAGGTACTGGGGTGCCCGCAAGCGCGCCGCCGGTGCTGACAAGCTGAAGCTCCGTGGTGTCGCCGCTGCCCGTGGCCGTGATCTTGCCTACGGTCGCCCAGCTGGTCTCCGCTCCACCACCGCCTACCTCAGCAACCCAGGCCGCCTCGAGTTTGAGGGTGTCGACTTCGGTGACAAGCGCTACAAGGCTCCATCGGCCAAGCAGCTCGCTGCCCTTGCCGCCGGCCGCGCCGCTGCCGCTGGCAAGCCCCGTGCCAAGCCAATGGGTGCCGCCCGCCGTGCCCGCCTCGCTGCCCGCCGCGCCTAAGTTTGTTGACCCATCCGGAACAACAATAGCGCCAACACAAATCATTGTTCTGGGTTAGTCCACTGACCCAGCAGTACACACAATTTGATTGTGAATATCGTTTCACAATCAAATGAAAAATCGAGCATAGGGAAATGCCACTATTTATGGTTAAAGGATCAATATGAATTATTATATACAAAATCACCATGAATTGCCATCACCAGATTTTTCTCGCCATTTAACATTGGATGATGAATCTGCCAGCAAGAGCAATCATGGTTTGATTCATCTCTTCAAGCTCCCCAAGATCGGCGATTATCTGTGGAATTTTCGAATAGGATCATACCAGTCTCCCAATGCTATAACCGACTATATCACATCAATCCATCTCTGTGTTGGCAGTCCTGAGAACACTGTTGCCTGGGCCCGCAACATGTGTCCACCAACTTCACCAGATTCGATGCATTGCGACAATCTCCCATCCACGTTCACGAGTGCTGATATACCATTTTTCGGTGCGATGCCCTTATTAGGAGCAGGACTTGAACACGATGATGTGTATATCGGAATCAGGTTTCACAAGATTCCACCATCAAAGTATTTCATCAACTATGAGGTAGGGTTCTTGTCGGATCAAACTGTCATCAACAGGATTAATGCAGGACACATACGATGCGAGACTGCAGTTTTGCAGGGCTATGCGTACGAGATGAGAGTATTCAACTACTATGGCGGTAGATTGGTCATCTAGAAAAAACTATGGTTTTGGTATAGATTGATGAAACAGATGAGGGATAGCTATGTCATTCTGGATCTTGATCACACATTGGTCAACAGTGTGGTCAGTCCTGTAAATGATCCCAGACTGACCAGAGCATGTGACTTTTATTTTCGAATTGCTGGAATTTATTATTATGTATACAAGCGTCCAGGTGTCGATGAATATATAAACACACTCTTCACAGTATTCAAGGGAGTTGCGGTCTGGACAGCCGCTGTGGCAACCTATGCCAAACAAGTTGTCAAGGGTCTTTTTGGAGCGAGAGCAGGACAACTGGCTTTCATATGGACCAGGAGGCATTGTGCTGTCGACATGTATGGACGATACAAGCCATTGCGCAAAGTGTGGCAGGATCCGGTTTCTGGTAAATTTATGAAGCCTAACAACACGGTCCATGTGGACAACACCGCAGATGTCATGCGGTACAACCGTCTTCAGGCCTTGCTGGTTCCCCATTATTTCTCCCATCGAACAGAGGACACTTATCTGTTTTATTTGACAAATCTCACTAGATCGAGGGGGATAAATTTACCAAATTATATTCGGAGAGCGAATTTGCTGACACAATGGTGGAACAAAAACAATCCACTGAATTGATTAAGTAGTACAGTGGTTTCCACCAAGATTGGGACACTTTGAATCAACACCTAATATCCTCTTACAATCCAAATTATATCAACGAACTGATAAATTCAGACCAAGGCGGCCTCTCCGGCTCCTGCTCTCGTGCCGGTCGTGCCTGTTGCCGCTGGTGGCAAGATCCGCACGCGCGCCCAGACCGCATGGGACGCTTGGCAGACCGACCAAAAGGCGAAGGGCTACCCCGGTCTGGCTGGAGGTGCGGATGCCAGCTCTGACGCCAAGAAGCAGCATGTCCGATCCACCTATCACGCGATGACCAAGGCGCAGCAGCAAGCCTTCCTGCAGCAGTACCAGGCGGTCCACGGCGTGCCCGCAGTCGCTGCAAAGGGCAGCGGTGCGAAGAAGGTGTCCTCGTACACCGCCTTCCAGGTGCTCCACTCGGCCGCCTTTCGCGAGGCCCACGGTAAGGGCAAGGGCGACAAGCTGGGCGCGGGATACGCTCCTGATCGCATCGCCAGGTGGGCCACTATCAAGGCGAACCCGGATTGGGAGAGCTCGATCAAGAAGGAGATGGAGGGTTGGTGCCGCGAGCGAAATGCGGGCGCCGACATCACGACTCCGGCGAACCTGGAGAAGCTGCGCAACTGGTGCGGAATGGCGGTCGGCGCCGTGGCGACCCAGCCGGTGAGCGTCCCGTTGGCCTAACCAGCCAACCAAAAAAGGTTTGAAACCATAGGTTTGAAGTACCTTAAAAACTTCACTTTGTCTACAAAAAAATATAGATCATGTTGGAAAATTATATAGCATTAAAAAAACAATTGCAGATATATTTTCTAATGTTAATTATAAACAAATAACTAAAATGGCGAACAAAGCAATTGACTGGACCAAGACATACAACCCTATGTTTGACAAACCAATCTGCGTCCTCACAAACGGATCCCTCATGGTCCGCAAGATCAAGGAGGCCATTCAGTACAAGGAAGGCCAAATCAGCACATTTGCATCCCTGCAGGAGATTGTGTGCTCCCTTCAGAGTGATCTGAACAACTCTCTCAACACCAATGTCGAGGCTCAACTCGCATGCATCAAGAAAAACTTTGAGGCTGGTATTGAACAGTACTGCTACATTGCCGAGAAGACCTGCAATGGTGTTGAACTGACTCTCCACTGCCCACATGCTGCTCCAGAGAACGATCAGGGCTGCTCTCCATGTGAGGGTGAGGGGCCATTTTGCAACTGGCCATGCAAGACCAAGAAGAAATTCTGCGTCAATGTCATATACGAGTGCGCGAGCACCTCGGAGATTGATGTTGATGTGCACGAGGTGTACTGTGCTTACCTGTACAGTCTCAAGGAATGCTTTCCTAATGCCCTTGACTGGAGCAGCGATGTTGACTGCTGCAATGCCCGTGCTGACGTAGCTCAGTCACTTGAGGGTCTCCTCCAGCTTCTTGGCACTTACCGCAGCATTGTGGAGTCGAGCAAGTGCATTCTCCGCACGGTTGAGTGTGATCTGATCGGTTACCTCAACAGTTGCAAGCGCCCAGTCGCTGTCGACTGCCGTGACTGCACCCTGAACTTTGACTTCCCACCATGCCCCAAAAAATCAGTGTGCCCAAAGAAATGCTAATTTAGAGTATTGATTTGACTCTTATGGTCAAAATATTCAAAAACATTTAGGACATGTGATCAGGGTGGTACATTGACAGAACCGTACAATTCATAATTAATTAATTAATTATAAATTTGCACAAATATTTAGAAATAAAAATTATTATCTAACAATATATTATAAAACAAAATGACAAAGTCATACAAGATCCCCCCAAAGTCGTGCAGCCCAAGTGCCCCAGAGCACGCACACGTCGATAAGAATGTCAGCCAGTGCATCACGGTCAACTGTGCCTCGCCAGCCGCTCCAGCCCCATGTGCTGATCCATGTGACACGAAGTGTGAGTACAAGTTCAACCCCTACTTCACCCACCCAAGGATCATCGAGCCAAGCAAGCTGAAGAGCATGCTTGACGCTGATACGGATAAGAAGGTTGTCCTCGCCGCTGTTCCATTCTGGCCCCAGAACGCTTTCTCGTACTACCACGAGGAGCTGATCGAGCTGGGCAGCACCAACCTTGCCCCCACCGCCCACACCCGTCAGACAGACTACCTGGAGTACACAACTGGTGGCCGCACCTACGAATCGATTCAGTTCGATTACCGTAAAGACCTTGGCGATGCCAATGTTCCAGTTCGCTACTACACGGTTCCCTCGAAGGAAGACTTCCAGCAGACTCTGCGCAACAAGGGAATCACGAAGGATCACATCATCGTTGTCTATGACGATACCGAGGTTGCCGGCAGCATTGGCGCTTCCGCTACCAAGTTTGGTCTGAACAGAATGGCCGCTCGTGCTATGTTCGTCCTTCAGTTCTACGGTCACGAGAACGTCTTCCTTGTTAACGGTGGTGATCGTGCCGTGCTCGAGGCTGGACTCGGCTTCACCACTAACAGTGGCAACGCCCACGCCAAGTGGGTCGATGGTCCCCTCTTCGGAACCGCCGCTGGTGAGAATGTTGCTACCGCCCCTCTGAGTGCGGCCGACCTGACCGGCCCAACCGGTATGTGGGTCCGTGTCGATGAGGGCAACACTGGTCCATCGGATTACCTGATCACCACTGTCAAGGATGAGCTCATCGTCGATCGCGAAGGTGTTGCTCTGGGAAGAAAGGACTGCAAGACTGATGTTCTTGATGCCCGCCCATACACTATGTATGTTGGAAGCAGACAGGGTGGTCTCATCCAGTGTCTGTCTGATGCTCCAGTCCGTCGTCTGGGACACATCAAGGATGCTGTGAACTCGCAGTGGTCCGGATACCTCGAGGTTGTTGCTTCTGGTTCCACCGGACCAGACTACACTCGCTTTAAGAGCCCAGAGGACCTCCTTGAACAGCTGAGGAGTGATGCTGGCCTCCTTGAGGAGTGTGACCGTAGAATCATCACTGCCTGTAACGAGGGTATCCACGCTGTCATGGCCTGGCTTGTGATTGCTTACATCCTGAACTACCCCAACACAGTTGTCTACGAAGGCTCCACCGCCGAGTGGGCTGATGCCACAGGTGTCTTCAACCCAGGTAACCCAGCCGGCTGTGGCGTCCTGATCCCACAAGGCGTCGAGGGCTTCCCAATGCAGTCTGGCCTTGATGAGTAAATCAACAAAAAGATATGCTAGACATGTCTCATCCGCACACACCATGTGCTGATATGTACAAATACAGTCACTGAAAACCGACTGTAACTGTACTGTAACTATACTGTAACTGTACTGTAACTGTACTGTACTGTAACTGTACTGTAACTGTACTGTAACTGTACTGTAACTGTACTGTAACTGTACTGTAACTGTACTGTAACTGTACTGTAACTGTACTGTACTGTATTGTAACTGTATTGTAACTGTATTGTAGATATATAAACATATCCACAATGTTTTTGCACGCTTGCATCCATGAGACATCAAGATGGTCAAATGTGACCTCAACCATTTTGAAACACAAAACCAAGAGTTTGGGGTGTGTCACCTGGTGGGGTAACCAATCATTCATCAAATGCATCAGATGCATCAGATGCCTCCAAGCAGGTCAATATCACATGGGCATTGATTGTAGAGATGTTACAGTCGGTTTCAATGACATTGGGACACTTTGAAACCACCTCTCCGATCTGCTTCCAGACCTAAATTTATCAGTTCGTGATATAATTTGGATTGCAAGAGGATATTAGGTGTTGATTCAAAGTGTCCCAATCTCGATGGAAACCACTGTAGATCAGTAGTGGATGGTCATTCCTCTAAGGTATGGATTGGTGGTGATCACTTGATAGACTTTCTTGTGATTCTCTTTGGAGATCATGAGCAGAAAAGGCGATTCATCCATGTGAGTCGATGGAGCCGCCTGAAGCTGATGCACTTGCGCAGTCAGATCAATCATATTCGCATTGGATGGATCAGGACATAGGTTGGTGATCAAATACCATCTGGCAACGATACGCTGCCAACTGTAATCTTTGAACATATCAAATTGTTCTGCCTCTTCCAATATAAGATCCACAGTCTTCTGGTCATCCACAAGATCGCTCACATTATGGGCCAGGTAGGTCTCGATGTCACGCTCTTCGAGCATATCTTTTGTTAGACGATCGGAACGCAGCCCACGGCACTGATGGTACCAATGCATGTTATATAGCACCAAATCAATCAATCGCTCTATGACCTGATCCAGTGTCAAAATGCTGACATTTAACAAGGGTAGACCCAGTTGCAGCGCCAGCTCTCTGAAGCATCGATCAAAATAGAAGAGACTTTCCTGAGTCTCCCAGATCTTGCATTGGTCATGGAGGATGGAGATGTCACATCGTAGAACCACATGATAGACAGGGAGGTCATCCAAATATTCCAGAGGTTCAGTGGAATGGGATAAAGTCAATGGTTTAAATTCCTCCCAGGCATACCTTATGAAAAGGTTCCTGGAGTGGTTTGCACCCAGAGAACCATTGATGGATTCTGTGTTTCCTTCAATCGCTACAATTGGTCCATTGAGGTCATTGATCCTCTTTACTGTGTCCGTTCTCCGAGTTTCATCCTGGCCATAAAGGACCAGTACGGCAGTATATTCCACCTCATCTTGTGCAGCATGTGCTTCCACCTCCACATCAGGTGCCGGTGGCATTTGGGTTATGATGATTGGTTCATTGCTTTCATTCTCATATTCTTTCAAACCGCGAATTACCATTGTATACTATTGGATCTGAACAGTTCTGTGCCGAATGCCAATCAATTTACTGATTCACTGTTTCTGGAGGGAAAAATGATTTCACTCCCAGTATTTTCTCCCTGTTCATGAGAATCAAACAATGCCAACTTGCGGATTGTGTGGATCATCCGGTACCAACCGGTCAACATGTCCCAACAATCCGAATATTCCAGCAACACGCAGAAATCATGCCAAACATCCTCTTGCCAAGCCACCTGGTTCTATCCCTGTCTCTCGACTACAACCTCCAGGGATCCAACGGCCTCGACTGCAGCCTCCAAGGATCCAACAACCAAGACTACTGCCGCCTCCAAGGACCCAACAACCAAGACTACTGCTGCCTCCAGGGCCTCGGCTACAGCCTCCAAGGATCCAGAGAGCATTGACACAGGAAGAGATCCTGCAAAGCATACTGTGGGAGAATGCCAAAAGGAGACCTGCATCCAGATCAAGGCATGTCGAACCGGTGCCGACCAGAACTGTGTCGGCTCTGGAACAACTGAATACGCTGCTCTCTGATGAGGACAGGACCCCAAGCAATCGTCGCACTGAGTGGGACTATCTCATCTCACTCTTTACCGATGCTCAGAAGAGTCAATATGATGAACTCAGAGCGTCAGCTCAGTCGATGCAGACCGAAAAGAATGGAACCTTGCCCTCTCGATCTGCCAAGATCACGTTCAACAATCCTGAAGATTCAGCACCACATACACCACAGCATGTGATGATTCCTTTCGAAAATGTGGACAATGCTGAGACAAAGATACGCGTGCCTGCCAACTTTTTGGGCATTGAAAGCATACCGTATATCAAGATAGGTCAACAAAGTGTGCGACTTGCATTGCCACAGCTACTTGAAATAGAGAAACAGCGACCAGAGCCCAACAAAGATTACATCAAGATACTTGAGGCGATCAATGCCAATCTTCCCTAGATCTTCTCATTTGGGAGAATCAAAACATGTGTGCAGTCATCCTTGTGCGCATCATCATGAAAGAGCTCATCGCACACCCGTTCATCAGGTATCTCATCAAGCTTCTTCTGAATGGTGTCATACAGATGTCGAACTCTGGGATCTTTCTGCATCGTATCCTCATCATGGTCCCAGAAAGTGCCAAGTTTGTCACTGATCAGCGTGAAGAATTGCTCATCCCATTCTTTGATCGATGACCTGATGTTTCGGATCAGGTCGCTTGGTTCGCATCTGTGGTAGTCACCATCCTCATCAAACCCAAGGAAATATGTCAAGAAGAAGTTTGGTATCAACTTTCTGCAGTTTTGCTTGATGTATCGCCCGACCTCCTCGCGGTCTTTTGCGAATATTGTATGGACAGACATGATGCGAGAACCATCCCCGAGGGCGATCAGTGACCACAACGTTTTTTCTGATCCAGTCTTGTTCATTTGTGCACCAATCACATTTGACAAATCCAAGCATCAATTTTCCTCCACACCATCAGGACCGTCAGGACCGTCAGGACCATCCAAACCTCCGGATTCTAATCGAGACGGTGTTGTGGGTACAGCGGGAGTGGTGTTGCTCTTTCCCTTTGACATACCAAAATAGTATGCAGTCACCCCGGTCACCTCAGTTGCGATGAGTCCGACCATGCTGATGGCAAGGCTCAATTCATCTTTCTGTACTAGCCACAGAGCAACTGCAACCTCCGCCCCAAGACCCATCAACACAACCAGAATAGCCAAAAGTGCACGCACTGTTCTGGCTGGCCAGCCACATGCCTCATCTGATATACTCCCACAACAACAGAAACTGTGTGTATATTGCTGTTGTTGTTCTGGCATTCCTACAGTGGTTTCCACCTGGTACTGGCCTATTCATTTTTCGCAGCTCTGATCCAGTCAAGAAATAGTGGATGAGGCTGCAGAGGCCGTGTCTTGTATTCTGGGTGATATTGAACACCCATGTACCACCTCATATCAGGGACCTCGCAGACCTGACCCTGACCACTCTCATTGAGACCACTAAAGATCATCCCTGAACCTCCGGACCGATCAGACTCTGTTTCAAACTCTGTTTCAAACTCTGTTTCAAACTCTGTTTCAAACTCTGTTTCAATCCTTTTTAGCCAAACATCAGACAACCCATAACGATGTCGGAACCTCTCGGACACGGAGGTTAAGTTATGATATGCCGCATTCACGCGACTGTCAGGACGCAGATAGATAGGATGCGCACCTAGCTTCATCGTTCCGCCCATCAACTCTTGTGGGGCGTCATGTGATAGGTGACATATCACAGGCTCATGAGCACCTCCATCGTGTGAAACCTTCTTAGATTCACGTGAAACCTCCTCGCTGATTGCATTGGAAATACCCATGACATTGCGACACCATTCAATCACCATCAGTTGGAATCCCAGACAAATACCCAAGGTCGGCACGTCTCGTTCGCGCAACTGTTGGATCATATTGATCATCTCCTCCGTACCTCTGGTCCCGAAGCCACCAGGTATCAGAGCCAGATCGAACCTGGATGAATCAAAATCAGAGGTCTCTCCGGCCTCGATGAAGCAGATCCTCGGTTCGACATTGAGGGCACATGCAGCATCTTTGACTGCATGGGTCAGCGAGAGATAACTATCAGATAGTCCAGTGTATTTTCCAATGATAGCAATCCGTACCTCTTTACGATCAGTCGCCATGTGCTGAGACGCAACACGATTCCATTCTTGCCAAAAGTGCTCATCCACTGCTCTCTCTGGCAAATTCAGATCTGTTATGATGGCCTGTTCTAGCCCTAGTCCGGAGAAAAGTGGAGGGATCATGTAGATGGAGCCAAGATCCTCGTTCATGATGATGCGATCGATGGGCATATTGCATACATGTGACAACTTTGTCTGCACGTCTCTGTTCACCTTGTTTTGGCTGCGTACCACCAATAGATTTGGATCCAGGCCATATTCACGTAATCTGGCCAACCCATTCTGAGCAGGCTTCGTCTTTACTTCACCACGCAACTGTGGAAGATAGCAAACATTGACAACAAAAAAGTTGTCTCTACCGCATCTGCGGCGAAATTGGCGCAGAGCTTCGGTATATTGGGCACTTTCTAGGTCTCCGACCGTGCCACCAAGTTCGATGAGACATATCTCAGCCTCATATGTTCCTGTTGTACCTGATTCCTGGATGGGCACACAAGCAGTGCGTTCAATCCAATTCTGAATCTCATTGGTGATATGTGGTACAATCTGAACTGTTTTGCCGAGGTAGTCGCCGTGGCGTTCTCTTTGTAAAACCAGTTGATAAATCTTGCCAGTCGTGATGTTGTGGTTACGTGTAAGATTTACGTGTAGAAATCGCTCATAGTTTCCAAGATCAAGGTCTGTTTCCCCACCATCTTCGAGAACATAACATTCTCCGTGTTCAAGTGGTGACATGGTTCCTGAATCAATGTTCAGATAGGGATCGATCTTGATTGCAGTCACCTTGTAACCGGATTTTTTAAGAACAACTCCGATGCTGCTGGCAACAGTGCCCTTGCCGATTCCGGACATGACACTCCCTACAACAAGAACATACTTCATCTGTGATCCCACAATTCTCTGTCTGTGCCATCTCCCAGACACAAGCAGCACTTTGAATCATTTTTCATTGAACACAGCTCGAGCCTCAGCTATATAAGAGGTGTAACTGTGATGGATGTAAATATTCACAAAGCAGTCAGTTTAGATGCTCAAGCTCTAGAGAACAGGGGCGACCTGTTCTTCCTTTGGCAATCTCATCACCCCTCCACACAATCCTCTTAGGTGCCGGTTCGCATGGCTTCGCCATGTTCGTGGCTCGGCTCCGCCTCGCTGCACTCACTGTGCGTCCCGTCTCTAACATGTTCGTGTTGCCCGAGTTGAAGCGAGAGCGAAAAGGGAACAGGTCTACAAATGTTCTCTCTTTTGTATGGGTGAACAGGCACAGTGTTTGTTTACTATTAAGGTGCCTTTCAGTGCACTGTATGAGAGGTCAGATTTCCTGAGTCAGAAGGCCATGATGCCCTTGACTTAGCTAATAGTGACACAATTACAATAACTGAGACGTGAAAATTCACAAACATTTTGGAGGATTAAAAATAATTCTCCAAATCGAAGA